GGTCAGCGTGTCGGGGGCGGGGATCTTTACCGGGTCCGCCGCCGAGACGCGGATCAAGGGCAATGCGCTGGCCGGCACGATCGACGATTACCGGCTGAGCTTCGAAAGCGGCGAGACGCTGTCGGGGCGCTTCCTGGTGACCAAGCTCGATTATGCCGGGGATTATAATGGCGAGCGCAGCTACACGCTGAGCCTGGAGAGCTCCGGGCCGGTGGTGTCGGCGTGAGCGCGGCCAATCCCGAGCGGGGCGAGGCGGCGCTGCGCGTCGGCGGCGCGACGGTCGTGCTGCGGCCGAGCTTTGCCGCTTTGGTCGCGGCCGAGGGCGAATTGGGGCCGCTCTTCGCCTTGGTCGAGCGCGCGGCGGCGGGGGGCTTGTCGCTGGGCGAGATGGTCGGCTTGTTCTGGCATTGCCTGCACGACGCACCCGCGGGGCTGACGCGCGCGCAATTGGGCGAGGCGGTGGTGCTGGGCGGGCTGTCGCGCGCGACGCCGGTGCTGCGCGTGCTGCTCGGGCAGATTCTGGCGGGGCGGTGATGGAGCGGTTCGCGCCCGCCGCGACGCGGCTGGCGGGCTTTGCCGGTGTGGTGCTGGGCTGGGCGCCCGACACCTTCTGGCACGCGACCCCGGCGGAATTGGCGGCGGTGGTGGCGGTGCTGCGCGGCGGCGAGGGCGAGATCACCCCGCCCGATAGCGCGACGATCGCGCGGATGCAGGAGGCCTTTCCCGATGGATGAGGAAATCGAACGGCTGGTGGTGGGCGTGCGCGCCGATACCGCGGGGTTTGCGCGCGATGTCGATGCGATGCGCGCGAGTCTGGACGGGCCGCTGACCAGCGGGGTGGATCGCGCCGGGCGCGCGATCGAGACGGCGCTGGGCAAGGCGGTGCGCACCGGCAGCCTGGGCTTTGAGGATTTGCGCAAGGTCGCGCTGTCGGTGCTGTCGGACATTGCGGCCTCGGCGCTGCGCAGCGGGTTGAGCGAGATTTTCGGTGGTGGGTCGAGCGGATCTTCGGGGGCTGGCGGGTTACTGGCGACGCTGGGGAGCCTGGTCGGCGCGCCGGGGCGGGCGACGGGTGGGCCGGTGTCGCCGGCGCGGCCCTATCTGGTTGGGGAGCGGGGCCCCGAGCTGTTCGTGCCGACCACCAGTGGGAGCGTGGTTGCGGCGGGCGGTGGCGGCGCGCGCGAGGTGCGCGTGGCGATCACGGTGCAGGGCGGGAGCGATGCGCCGCAAGCGCTGGCGGCGTCGAGCCGACAGGTGGCGCGGGCGGTGCGGGCGGCTTTGATGGAGTGAGGGGCTGCTTTGGCGGTGGCGATTTTGGGAGAGCGGATTGGAGCGGCGGTTCTTGGGACTGCCCCTCTCCCCGGCCCTCTCCCCTGAAGGGGAGAGGGAGAAGCATGGCTTTCTGGTTGGCTGCTGAGCGCACGGTTCAGGTGGAGGGCGTCGTGTCGCGGTTCGATCCGCGCTTTTGGACGGTCAATTTTCCGCGGCCGATGATGGCGGCGGTCACGAGCAGCGCGGCGGATGCGCTGCGCGTCGATGCGGTGTTCTATACCTCGGGCGATCTGGCGGGGCTGATCTGGGAGGCGGAGGATCGCTTCGATCATCCGCTGCTGCGCTATGAGACGGCGCGCGATTTTCGCGGGTGTCGGCTCGGGTTTCGGTGGCGCTCGGCGGGGGTGTTGCCGCTCGATGCGGTCAATGGCCCAGTGCTGACGATCGAGGGGCGCGATGCCAGTGGTGCGGCGCGCGCCTGGTATGTGCGACTGTGGAATTATGCGACCGGCTCGCCCGCCGATGCGACGGTATCGCTCGACTTTGCCAACCTGTCTGGCGGGTTTGTGCTGCCGGATGAGGCTGACCCGGTGTGGGCGGGCGATGTCGACCGGATGTTCGTGTCGCTGGTGCCGCCCGGCTTCGATGGCGGGAGTGCGCCGCTGGCGGCCCCAGTCGAGGCGTGGGTCGAACTGACGCAGATCGTGTGCGACGGGCCGGGGGCGGTACTGGCGATTGGCGATGTGGTGGTGCCCGAGCACGGGCTTCAGATCGCGAGCGGCTATGACGACAGCTACCACCTGACGCCTGCGCGCTTACTGCGCAACGCGCTGTTGCTCGGCTATCGCGGCAGCATCGTCCATTATCTCGGGATGAGCCATTATCTGCGGCTCGAAGCCAATTCGGGCGGCTTTTATGCGAGCCTGGCGGGGGGCGCGCTGAATGTGGCGGCGGCGGCGTGGCAGCGCGACTTTGCCGAGCGCGCGAAGGCGCTCGGCTATGACGTGATCTGGTCGCTCAGCTACGAGCTGTTCGACGCGCATTGCTGGGGTGACTGGAAGCAGCGGGCGTGGGATGGCAGCCCGGCGCTGACCGGGTGGGCGCCGCCTTCGACCTTGCTGTCGCCCGCGCATGAGGGGGCGATGGGCTATTTGCGCGCGGTCGCGGTGGCGATGATCGGGATTGCGGTGGCGGCAGGACTTGCGCCCAAATTTCAGGTGGGCGAGCCGTGGTGGTGGGTAACGCCCGATGGCCGCCCTTGCCTGTATGATGATGCGGCAAAGCGTGCGCTGGGTGGAAATCCGATCGAGATCGCCAGCGTTCATACCGTCACCACGGCATCGCAGCGGGCATTGCTCGATGCGGCGGGGGCGGTGCTGGCGGCGTCGACGGCGGCGCTGGTCGCGGCGGTGCGGGCGGTTGCGCCGACGGTCGAGACGCATGTGCTGGTCTATTTGCCGACGGTGCTGGCGGGCGATGCGCCCGAGGTACAGCGCGCCAATGTGCCGGTCGGCTGGGCGCATCCCGCCTTCGACGTGCTGCAGCTCGAAGACTATGATTTCGTGGTGGCGGGCAATGTCGCGGGGACGGCGCGGGCGGTTGACGCCGCCACCGCGCGGGTTGGCTATGCGGTCGCGGATACGCACTATTTTTCGGGCTTCGTACTGCGACCCGATCAGACGGCGCAGTGGCGCGAGATCGAGGCGGCGGCGCTGGCGGCGCAGGCACGCGGGGCCGCCGCCGCCTTTGTCTGGGCGCTGCCGCAAGTGCTGCGCGATGGGTTCGTTCATTTCCAAGAGGCGGAGGATGCGGTGCAGGCTTTCGACGATGTGCTGTTCCCGCTCGCTTTGGGGCGCGAGGCCGAGGTCAGCCCGGAATTCTCGACCGCGATCGTGACCAGCGCAGGCGGGCATGAGGCGCGCAATGCAAGCTGGGCGGAGGCGCGCACGCGCTATGATGTCGGGCCGGGGTTGCGCTCCGAAGCCGATATCGCGACGCTGCTGACGTTCTTTCGCGCGCGCATGGGACCGGCTCGGGGTTTCCGCCTGCGCGACCCGTTCGATGGCAGTTCGGGGACGACGACACCGGGCGCGCGCGACCAAATGTTGGGGACCGGCGACGGCGTCACGGTGCGCTTTGCTTTGGTCAAGCGCTATGGCGATGCCGTGCGGCGGATCACGCGGCCCGTCGTGGGAAGCGTGCGCGTGGGCGTCGGCGGGGTTGAGACGGCGGCGTTTTCGCTGGTGGCGGGGGGCTATGTCGAGCTGGACGTTGCGCCTGCCATAGGCGTGGCGGTGACGGCGGGGTTCCTATTCGATGTACCGGTGCGGTTCGCCGAGGACCGCTTGAACGTCAATCGCGCAACCTTTCTGGCGGGCACGGCGGCATCGGTGCCGCTGATCGAAGTGCGCGAGGATGCGGTATGAGCTTCCTCGACGGTACGCTGACCACGATCGCCTTGTGCTGGCGGATCGAGCGGCGCGATGGCGTGACGATCGGGCTGACCGACCATGATCGCGACCTGGTCATCAACGGGCTGGTGCATTGCGCGGCACCGGGGATGACGCCGTCTGCGATCAAGCGCAACGACGGGCTCGAGGCCGATACGATGGACATTGCCGGAGCATTGACCAGCGCGGCGATCACCGACGGGGATCTGCTGGCCGGACGCTGGGATGGCGCGCGCGTGGCCCTGTTCGCGGTCGACTGGACCGATGCGGACGCGGCGCAGGTGCCGCTGGGCGAAGGGACGATTGGCGCGGTGGAGACTGATCGTGGGGCCTTCACCGCCGAATTGCGCGGGGCGAGCGCGGCGTTGGAACGACCGGTGGTCGAGGCGACCTCGCCCGAATGCCGTGCCGAGCTGGGCGACGCACGCTGCCGCGTGGCGATGGCGGGCCGACGGCGGATGGTGCGGGTGACGGGAATCGTGGAGCAGGTGGTGACGGTGGATGCGGTCGAGCCGAGCGACAATGCCTATGGCGCGGGGCTGCTGCGCTGGATCGGCGGGGCAAATAGCGGTCTCGAAAGTGCGATTGCGCGATCGGCGGGGGCGACGGTGACGCTGCGCAGCGCGCCCGCGCTGACGGTTGCGGCGGGTGACCGGGTCGAACTGATCGAGGGATGCGACAAGAGCCTGGCGACCTGCGCCGCACGCTTTGCCAATGCGGTGAATTTCCGTGGCGAGCCGTATCTGCCGGGGATCGACCTGCTCACGCGCTATCCCGGCGCATGAGCGCGGGCGAGCGCGCCGTTGCGGCGGCGCGCGGCGCGATCGGCGCGCGCTTCCGGGTGCAGGGGCGTGATCCCGCTTTTGGGCTTGATTGTGTCGGGCTGGCTGGGCTGGCGGCGCGCGCCGCGGGTTTCGAGGGCGAGATCCCAAGCGGTTATGCGCTGCGCGGCGGCGATGCGGCGGTGCTTGCGGCGGCGTTCTCGGCGGCGGGGCTGGTGGCCAGCGACGTTCCCGCGCCTGGCGACCTGGCGCTGTTCCTCACTGGGCCGGGGCAATTTCATCTGGCGGTGCTGGTGCCTGGCGGGATTGTCCATGCCGACGCGATGTTGCGGCGCGTGGTCGAGCGACCGGGGGTGCCGCCGTGGCCGGTACTGGGATGCTGGCGGGTGGAGGGGTAAGCGATGGCGACTCTGATTCTTTCGACCGTCGGCGGCATCGTGGGCGGGCCTATCGGCAGCGCGATTGGCGCGGTGATCGGCAACGCCCTGGATCGCGACGTGCTGTTCAAGCCCAAAGGGCGCGACGGGCCCAGGCTGAGCGAACTGCACCTGCAGACGTCGAGCTATGGCACGCCGCTGCAACGCGTCTTCGGGACGATGCGCGTGGGTGGTTGCGTGATCTGGTCGACCGATCTGATCGAGAGCAGAACCAGC